CCCGCATCCGGCGGCACCATCGACTGCTGATCCACGACCGCCTGATACACCCGCCCCAGCGCGTCCAGATACGGGTTGGGTAGTGTGTCGTCGCCATATGGATCAAGCAGGGACGCCATTGGGCTACTCCATCTCACGCGCCAGCTCGTCGGCGCGGGCGACCTCTTCCGGCAGCGAGGCATCAGCCTCCATCTCGGCGCGCAACCGGATGACGGCCAGCACGAGCTGCCGAGCCGCCTCGCGCTCGTCGCGATCGGTGAGCAGGATCGCCTGCTCGGTCGCGGTGCGGATCATGCGGTCGAGCAACCCGTTGAAATGCTCGTCGGACAGCATCCGCCGGGCGGCCTCGGCCTCGACCGCCTGCTGCGGGGTGATCGGCACCTAGCCGGGCGCCTGGGGCGGCCGAGGTAGCGGCGGGCCGCCGGGACCATGCAGGGGCGACAGCGCGGCGCGCTGCGCGAGCTGCCCGTATGCGGTCGGCATGGCGCCGCCGGCGAGCGCGCTCCTGACCGCCATGGCGGTGGCCGGATCGGCCGACGGTCGCGCGGGGCCCGCCATCGGCGGGGCTGGCGGCGGCGGCGCCATCGGACGCGGCGGCGGGCCACCTGGGCCGGGAGGACCGGGCGGCCGCTGGGGCGGCGGCTGGGGAGGCGTCGCGCCAACCGCCGGCGGTTGTGGGGAGCTGGGGGATGGGAGGTCGGACAGCAACTGGACCGCCGGCGCCTTCGACTGCATGGCCGCCTTGAACGCGTCGAGAGAGGGGGCCGGCGTGCCGAATTGCGCGGCGGCCACCCAGGTGCGGCTCCAGGCGTCGAGCGCGGCCTTGTCGCGCTCGCGATCGTCCTCGAGCAAGAGCTGCGCGCGTTTGGTCTGTTCCGAGGCGCGATCGTTCTCGACATCGGCCGCCGTCTTGCGCTCCTGCACCTGGGCCAGGATCAGCGACGGATCGGGCGGCGGGGCGGTCGGCGGCGGCGGTTTGAAACCCGGCGGCAGCGCGCGGAAGTAGCGGGATACGTCGGAGACGTTCACCGTCTCGAGCATGCGGGCCAGGGTGTTGCGATATTCCGGCAGACCAACGAGCGGGTTGTCCATGCCGCCGAGCTGAATGATCTGCTCCTGCTTGCCGGCGATCAGCGCCAGCATCTGCAGCCGCTCCTGCGGCATGCCCTTGCCGCCGACGTTCACCGAGGTTTCCCACATCGTCGCCAGGGCCCTCGGATCGATCGCGATCCATTGGTTACGGACGCGGATCACATTGGGCCGGTCCTGTTGCCGCGCCAGCATTTTGAGCAGACCGGAATAGAGCGGGGCGAGGCCGGTCTCCGCCAGGGTGCGCGCCACCATGTCCAGACGATCCTGCGCCGCGCTCGACTGTTGGGAGACAGCGATCGGCGCGGTTGATTGCAATTCGTCAACGGTCAGGCCGGAGGAGGCGCGGGTGATGCCGGTGCGGCTCTCGCGGATCGCCTCGAGCACGTCCATGACCGGCAGGGCTTCCTTGCCGGTGAACGGCTTGGCCAGTTCGGCCACGGCGCCTTGTTGCGCCACCCGAATGATGCTGCCGATGGCGGTCTGCCGCGCGTCGGCCATGTTCACTTGCCCTTGCACGGTCACCGTGCGTGGGAACATCGACTGGCTCAAGGAGTCCAGCACCGAGCGCATCACCCTGGACTCTATGCGCTGCAGGTCCATCACCATGTCGGCCTGCGACTGGCCGATCACCCGCCCGGGCTCACGGTAGGGGGTGAAGCAGGCCAGGGGCGTCTCGTCGGTGCGCTCCCACTGGATCAGGCGCTGGGCGTTGCCCAGCATGTGCACATGGATCAGCTCGGCCCGGTGATCGCCGTCGGCATCGCATCTGATCCAGCCCTCGCAATAACGCACCATCGCCATCGACCGATCGCCGGGTGGGTTGGCGTTGCTGATGTTCTGCCCCTGCGCGCGCGAGCGGCTGATGATCTCCTGACGCTGCCGGCTGGCGAAGCCACTGGTGAGATTGGCCAGCACCTTGTCTTCCGGCAGGCCGCTCTCGATCAGTTCCGATACGGTGCAGTCCCGAATATGGAACACACCCTTGGCACCCTCGATCGAGGCCGCCTCGGGGGTGATCCAAACGCACTCGGCCGGGACGTGGTTGACGATCGGCCAGGGCTGGCCGGCCGAGCGCGTGATGGTGGCACTCCATAGCTCGGGCGGCGCCTGGGAGAGGAACATGGCGCCCTCGGGCGTCTTCTGGAGCGCCTGGATCTCGTCGGGCAGCATCGGCCGGCGCACGATGCGGCTGGCCTCGATGCCGGGTTCCGCCAGCAGCATCTGGAGCTGCGGCAGGATCAGCCCCTCGCACACCTCGGTGCGAACGTGGCGGCGGGCGCCCCAGTGCCACCTGACCCAGCCGGCTTTGCGGGTCAACGCATCCAACAGGGCATCGTGTAAAACGCCCCAACCTTTGTTGGCCGAGAACAGGGCCCATCGGCAGTAGTCCGTCGCCTGCCGGGAAAGCGCGGTCGCGAGCTGATCGTCGCCGGCGATCTCGGAGGCGACCGGGGTGAACTCCACCGGGTCTTCGACGGCGGTGAAGATGCGGAGGAGCGAGGGGAGCGTCTGGCGGATGGTGTCGCGCACCACCGTCATGACCAACTTGGAACGGCCGTCGGGCAGCGGCTCATCGGATCTGCCGGCGTAATACTGGCCCGCCGTGATGCGCTCCCGCGACAACGCGGCGTCGTAGTTCTGCGCGGATTGAAAGTAATGCCGCGCCACGGCGGTGATCTGGGCGTCGGTCTTGCCGAGCCGCTCGAACACGATCTCCTGCTGCCAGGGGATCCCCTCGGGGCGGGTGGCCGGCCGCAGGCCGGCCGCGTAGGGCCGCAGCGAGGCGGGTAGCTGCTGGTCCGTGTCGGGCGGGATGTCGCCGTCGGCTCGGGTTGGCGGCAGCAGAAACGCCAGCATCTGCTCGGCGCCGAGGCTCAGCCCGGTCGGGCGCATGCCGTGCGGGATCAGACCGGTGATGGGCGGCAGCGGCGGTGGGCTGTTGGGATCGACCGGGGGGTTGGGCCGGGGGGCGAGCAGGCCGCCGGGTATGGGTTGGGCCGCCTGGGGTTGGGCCGCCTGGGGTTGGGGAGCGGCGACGGTCTGGCTCATACGAACTCTCCCGGGCCAAACGCCATGCGCGCCGGCTCGCGATCGAACAGGCCGGCGGTCATCCCGGTGCCGATGCCCAGGCCGGCCTGGGCGAACGTGTGGATGAGGGCGTCAGCCGAGTCCGGGGACGGGCGGCCGCGCGCGCGCATCAGGTTCTTGCTCTCCACCTGCATGCGGCCGTCGCTGAGAAACTGGTAGCGCGGGGACGCGAGGTCGTCGCGCAGGGCGTCATCGCGCGGGAGCCTGACCGCGCGCGTCTCAAGCCATTCCTTACAGCGAACCCACAGCTCATCCCTGAGGCGGCCGAAGCGGCCGGTGGTCGAGGCGGCCTCGGCGACATTGAGGCCGAGGACAGGGAGGTTCTGTTCCGCCAGACGATCGACCACGCCGGCGCCGATGCCGATGACGTCGACCACGATCAGATGTGGTTTGGGGGTGGCGAGATCATACTCGGATTTGAGCGCGCCCGAGAGCTGCATCGTGTCGAACTGGCGCCAGCGGCGCGGCATCTCGGGGACGACGTTGCCCTGGCGTTTGATCAGCACCGAGGCGTCGGCTCCGAAGCGAGCCACGTCGACACCCCAGTAGATCGGTTGGGTGGGATCGAGCGGCACGTCGCGGATCATGGCGGCGTCGATCAAGGACGCCGGTATCAGGGTGTTGTCGTCGGCCGAGGGGAACTCGCCGAGCACACGGACGCGGTAGGCGTTGCTGTCGAGGCCGTATCGTTGTTCTATTTCGGCAACGAAAGTGGGCGTGACACGACGACTGTCGAGACTGGAGACCCGCATCGTAAACCAGCGATCCCGCTCCAGCATGTGGGCGGCCCAGAAAAAGCCAGTGCTACGCGTGGGATTTCCAATGAGGAGCGTGATGGCGCCGAATGACGACATCGAGCCGCCGGCGGCCTCGAAGACGGCTTCGTCAACACCGGAGGCCTCGTCGGCGACGAGGAGGATGTGGTCGCTGTGCAGCCCGGCCATCGCCTCCGGCCGGTCGGATCGGCTGGTGCGGGCGGTGACGAAGCACTCCTGATCAGCCTTCAGCGTGATGTGATCGCTGGTGATGGTCCACAGATCACGCCAACCGGACGGCAA